GCTAAATTCTATTCCAACATTAGTATCACTTCCTGTTGCAGATATAGATGGGTTATTGCTTGTAGCACTATTTGTTACTTCTAAATAATTAACTGCTGAAGCTGTTGTTTGAAATATTAATTGCTCATTACTGTTTTCATCTAATATTCCATGAGCATCATCTATTCCAATATTTTGAGAATTAGTATCTAGGTTTCCACCTAATTGTGGAGATGTGTCATTGACTATATCAAATGTAACTGATGAATCTGTAAAATCAACTGTGTTTGCAGTAGTATTAATTGTTGCTAAATTTATATCAGCACCACCATCATAGAATTTTAAAATATGAGCAGTTGCACCACCAGATGTGTCTAGCCAAATCGTTCCAGCTACTGCACCACTTGGTCTTGATGTTCCTGAATTAGATGTATTGATTGCAGATAAAACATCATTAATGTCTGATCTAACTGTGGGAAATGAAGCGTTTGCTATGTTATAATCGTGTTGAGCCATATTTGTTTTATACTCCTTTTAAAACCCTTTTGCAATAAAATCAAATGTTTTAGATACTGCTGAACCACTTGAATTTTTAAATGTTACGTTAAATCCATTAATAGTTTTAGATTCTACTAAAAAAAAATCTCCTGTTGCCATGCCTTGTCCTGTAATTCCTAGTGCATAATTAGCACTTTTATATGGGTTTGTAAATGTAACAGTTTTAGTTGTTGCACCAGATACTATATCATTTCCACTAAATATTCTATCTTCCATATCTATTGTAACTGACACTTCTTGAACCACAGGAGTTGAAGCTAAATCACTTGAAGTTAAAACAACTCTAAACTTAAAAAATCTAGCTGTATAGTTACCAATTACAAAATTTTGAAAAGATGTGAATGTAGAGTTATCATCACTTGTTGCTATCTCAATATGTGCATTAGAGTTAGCTGGTGTATCTCCATCAAAACTAGAATTTTGAGAATCAAATAATCCTGTTCTATTATCAAATAAATCATCAGGGTCATCTGAAGTTTGTTTTAAAGTAGCTGTTAATCTACAAGTATGTTTAGTACCTATATCAACTACATCTGCAAATAAGTAATTACCACTCGCATAGAAGTCTGCATTAGCTACACCTGAATCAAAAAATCTAGTTGTTTCTGCATCAAAGTTTCCACTTGCTGAATCAAATAATTCTGATGAATCTAATCTTAATGTTCCATCTACTAATGCTGTATTTGTTAATGTGCCATCAAAGTCAGGGTGTTCTGATACAGAAGTTATTGAGTTAAAGTTTTGTATTCCTGTAACATTAGAAACAATAGCTGTTGCGTTAGAACTAAAGTTTCCAAGTTTATCTACAGCTTTAATTAGGTAAGTTCCAACTCTTGCTGGTACGTTAATTGAAGTTGCTGGTCTTGATACTTTCTCTACTAAAGATACAGAGTTTGCCCAATCTCCTGTGCCATCTGTTAATGTTGAATATCTAATTTGATAATAAGCTAAATCTAAATCTGGTATTTGTGTCCATGATAAATGTGCTTCTTGTCCTAGAATATTACAAGAAAAATCTGTTACATCTGCTGGTGGCTCAATAGCACCTACAATAGTTCTAGTTGCTGTTACATAAGCTGAACTAACTCCTAAAGTATTTACAGCTTTAACTCTTACATTATAAATTTTTTGGTCAATTACATTTAAGACTCTATGATTTAATCCTGACCCTTGTGCATAAATAATAAAATCTGAATCTGTACTTAATTTGTATTCTACTTGGTAATAATCAATAAAACTATCAGGAGAAGCACCTACAGTTACATTTAAAGCTACAATTACAGTTCCATCATTATATTCAATTAACTCATCATCTAATGTAACACTTGCTGGTGGTTGAATAACAAATGGATTAGGTAAGTTTGTACTAGGTGTTGATGCTACTTGTGTTTTAGTAGCCCAAGTATAATGAGAGTCTTGATGTTCCATTAAGTCTAAACCTAATGTAAAATCAGCATTAAAATTAATTGCTAATACTCTAAATTGTTTATTTGAAAAACCTAAACTAGAATGTGTTACTCCTAATATATCTCCTATGGCTATATCATAAGCACTAAAGCTAACATTAAGAGATAAACCTAATGCTTCTCTTGATCGTCTTAATATAACTTCTGCCATTTCTAAAGCCTGATATGGTGAAGTAATAGTTTTCATATCGAATCTTCCCTCTAATAAGAATCCACCATCAACAGCTTTCATAGTTGCGTGTTTATCTGCTGTTGCATAACCACTATCATCTATTTCAGGAAATTGTACTTCATCTACTTGATAGTTTCTATCTGGATTAACAAATGAAATAATAACTCTATTATATTTTGAATTTTTAGTTGGACTTGCTAAAGTATATCCACCAATAATATCATCTTCTGTAATTGTAATTGATGATGACCCTGTTGTTTCAACAATTAATTTATATTTACCACTAACATAAGGAAGATAACCCCTACAACCTTTCAAAAATTCTCTAACATTATCTATTACAGGACTTGATGTATCTATAATAGCATTACAATCCATAACATCAATATCACTTGCAGAGCCATAAGGAGTAACCTTTGTATCACAAATTCCTGATGCAGTATAAAAACTTGGTATATCAATATTAGCTATGGCTATTCCTTTTCCATATCTTTCATTAGTTAAATAATCTAATAAACACCATGCTGGGTTATTTGAAAATGCAGCAGTTTGAGCAACAGAACTTGAATTATAAGCTACAACTTTTTTACCTTGTACTACTGATTGAACTTTAGGAACACCTACAAATGCGTCTGAATGCCATTTAAACCTTATAGCTAAATATGAAAGACCAGATAGTTTGTGAGAACTACCCCAAGAAGATAATGTTGATAACAAACTTGATGCTGATTGTCCATCTGTTCCATAATGAGGCTCTACTGTAATTAAACTTGTAGAGTCTTTATAAAAATTAGCATCATTACTTGCTACTGTTCTTTGAGTGTTATCTGCTAAATCGCCTGACAATGTAACTACTTTATCATCTATTCTTATTTCTGTTATATCGTTTATCTCTCCTTCCGATATGATAATAGCCATATATAAATAAGTGTTATCTGTTCCTGAGGTTTCCATAAAAACTCTAGTACCACCAATCATTCTTTCTCCATAGATTACAGGAATGTTTGCGTCATTAGATTGTTTATTTAATAAAATTCCTTTTTCATAATTGTCAAAATCATTAGTACCAAAGTCTGGCATTTCAGGCATTTTTGGTCGCATTAACCAAGCAAGTCCAAGACTAATAACTAATGAAAGAAAAGGATTAAGTTTTAAAACATATTTTATAACTGGTGCAGCAACACTTTTAGCAGCATCAACAATATCACTTAAAATACCCATTACTCTCTACCCCATTTTATATCTTGTACTGTTTCAGAACTAAAATCCATTCCTACATCTGCACTAAAGAATCTTTGTTGTGATGTGTTGTTTGTTTTACGACCATTCTTTTTATCAAAGTCTGCCCAATGAGATACTACTGCTAAATTAACTGTGCTATCTTTTTGAGATTCATTCACATTAAAACTTTCTATGTTACCAGAATATAAAAGAAAAGGGTCTGCAATAATAGAATTGTCATCAGCTAATAAACCTCTAAAAATAGTTACAGAATCATTGACTACATTCTCTCCTAAACAAATTGAAATAAATGTTTGATCTGCACCTGATAGAGATATTGTTAAACTTGATTTTGTTATATCTGCTTGTTCTGTAAAATTAGAAAAGCCTAATATAAAATCGCTTGTTGCATAAGTAACTGAACCACCTGATATAGAAGAAGTTAATGGAAATGAGTTATCTGTGATATTAATAGGAGTACCAAAGCCAAGCGTGATAAGATGGAATGGTCTAATATCATTTGTCGCTAGTTCGTTCTTTAATGCTGTTGTCAGGCTTCTCGTCATATTCCTCAAATGTTCTTCTATTAATTTTTATTGCATCATTGACAGTATAAGTAGCATTTTTAGATGGGTCGCTATACTTTCCTTGATTCAAAGATTGAGCATTAAAATCATCAGCTTCGATTATTTCTTCTGCCAAGAAATCAACACTAATCCAATACTTGACTTTATATTTCATCTATAAGGCTTCTTCAACATCAAATTGATACTCGTAATATAATTTGCCTTCATTATCTGCACCTGATACTCCAAATTCTTGAATGTCAGTTGTTAAA